GCGCAATCGTACGCCTTCCCGAGCCACACCAGGGCATCACCGCCAATGCCAGGCCTTCGAATCTTCCATGTCCCATTCAGCGGCAGGGGCAGGGCGGCTCTCCCAATACCCCATGAGCCGTCAAGCCGGCGCCACCCCAGCCGCGCCAGGGGCTGGAGCCTGCGCGCGGAGGCCGGATAGTCCACATCAAACCCGAAGTGCTCCGAGAACGAATAACCCGGAGAGGCGCTGGCCGCCGTCTCCTTGGCGAGAACCGAATCGCAAAGCGTCAGGATGCGGTTCGGTCCAACCCGCCAATGTCTGCCGAGCCGCAAATGCGCCTCGCCAAGCCTGGCTGCAATATACCGGTCTCGCCGTTCAATCTCCTTCTTCATGGTGAGATCAAAAAAGGTATTGCACTGCCTCAAATGCTCGTAGGGCATGGCCGGGACAATGATCCCACCAAGCGGCCATGTACCGTCCAGCGCAGCCGCACCATCGAGCTTGTATCGCCTCGCGTCATGGCCGATCTTCCAGGATGCATCCAGCCTCGGAGTGCACCACGGATAGGACTGCGAAATCTCCTTCATCATGTAAAGCGAAAGGTCATGAGACGGCCCGGCGAAGACTTCGAGCAGCATCCAGTAAGCCCAAACGGGCCAGCTCCTGGCGTTCTTGGCTGTCTCGACCGCCCACTTGATCTCTTGCACCCAGCCCGGCCTGCCGGCTTCGAGCAGGTTGATGCGCACGGCAAACTGAGCCCAGTGCTCCATGTAGGGAAGGCCGGTCACTACCTCGTTTGCGATGAGCTTCCTTGGGATCGGATCGCCATCGGCCACGACCTTCCATGTACCATCAAGCTTCGACCCTCCCAGATCCTCGTATTGCTTGCGCGCCTTCGTGTACTCGATGATCTCGACATCACTGAAGCCGAGATGCGAGAGAAGCCACGTGACTGCCCAGGGCGTTCCCTTCTTTCGGTGCCAGTCAAAAGACCCCTGGACTAGGCTTCGCTTTACATCGTCAGGCAGATCCCATCTCCAGAAGTCCACGGAGAGCGCCCACGCAAGCCATGGAAGGAATTCGGCCGGGCAGTCGTCGGGACTCCAGAGCCGCGCATAATCGGGCGCCGCATCGCCGAGGCGCGATATGGCCTCATCCAGCGCCCGCTCTTGCGCGGATGCGCTCGGAGGCAGCAGACTACTCATCCCAGCCTCCAACCTCGACGTTCACAGAATCGCACCAGGCAGCCTGGTAGGGGCTCACAACGATGTTGTCCGCGGGGCTCGTCAGGATCACCTTCTGCACCCCTGTCTGATGAAGTGCCGCGTACAGCCCGGAGAGCGTAATATCGCGCCCCAGGGCGTGCTGATTTGCGACATGGCTTTGCGCCGCGGAACGCGAGGCTGCAAGCACCACTGAGGCATCCGGCTCCTCGTACAGGATGAGCGTTGCCGCAAGATCGTAGTGGATTATCTCCGCTGCGATCACGGCCACCTCATCGGTGAGCGGCCTCACATCGTCTCGATTGACACATCCCTCTACCACGCCCAGCAGCTCGGCATCGGGAGTGCCGTCTCCGGCCTGCGAGAGCACAATCACGTCCACCCGGCCGGGCGCAGGCGATTGAATCGAGACATCCTTCACTTGCCCAGACGCCCCGAGTGCATGAAACTCGTAGGCTCCCACCGGCCCCGCAACACTTAGCCCCTCGAACGCCATCTGGGCCCGGTAGCGCAACCGCTTATCGCTCTCCATGGTCGGAGGTATCGGCGGGATCGCGGCGGGGTTGCCCGCGTCGGCCACCAGCCTGGACACTCCAAAGAGTGCCGCAAGGTGATCGAGATCGCTTCCGGAAGAGAAGGCCAGCATGACGGACCTTGCGGCATCGTTAACCCTCTGCCGAAGAAGCATCTCCCGGTAGGCCGCAACCTCAAGGATCTTGTATGCGGGGTCGGACTCCACGACGGCGCTGAACGCTTCATCCCTTGCCCGGAGATCCGAGAGCATGGCTTCGAGTATGGCCTCATAATCCAGGGTCTCGATGACTTCAGGCGCAGGCAGGCTTGCAAGGTCGATTCGCGCGCGGGTCATATGATGATGCCCTCCAGAACAATCTGCTTTCCGTCCACAAGATAGACGCCCGTAAGATCCATGGTCACGGCGCCGGCATCCACCGACTGAACCCTGATCTTCTTCAGCCTGAACCGGGGCTCCCACCTGTCAAGCGCTACCGCCACCGCCGCATAGGCCTCAACCAGCCATGCGCGGTTGACGGGACGGTCAATAAGGTCAAAAAGCCCGGAGCCGTATTCCCTGCGCATTACCCGCGTACCGATAGGGGTGCGCAAGATATCGCGAATGCTCTGCTTCAAGTGAGCCAGGCCGTCCAGGT